GGTTGTTGACGGAGTCCAGTCAGCGGCGTTTTCCTGATCGGAGAACCTTATCAACAAGGGGTCTTGTACTGCACTACCGAGGGGGTTTGCACCAAAAGCAATAACGTGCCTGTCAACATCAGAGACAATAACCTTAGCGGCAACTGTTGGAGTGTTGCTGGCCCCGGCAAGAGAGCTTAATGGAACGGCTCTTGTAGTTAATGGAGATACTACTGATGCGTCCCAATAGTAAATACCGCCGTTGTACACGTTTATTATCAGGTCTTCCCCGAAGTTATCATGTGACCATAGGCGCAATGTATCTGTTAAAGTATCAATAACCGCCGCAGAGTTCCAAGCACCACGCGACCAAGTTCCAGCACCCCAGCCATTGCCAAACACAGAAGTATCGAGGCCCGTGTTAATCTGATACGCGCCTACGACAGAGGAGCCACCATTCCCCGAATCAGAACTGTTTGCCGTAACGACAACCGGAGTATACACACCATCAACGGTAATATCAGCAACGCTGTTTACTTCTCTGGCAGTTATTGTGTAGTTGTTGCTATCCACGATAGAGTTAATCTTATACTCTTGGTTTAAGACATCCGCCGTGACTAACCCACCCAAAGAGACCGCACCGCTAAAGGTAACAAAATCTCCCACCACCGCACCGTGAGTTGTGTCGGTCACAGTAATTGTAGACGAGCCATCCGATGCAGCAAAAGTTACATCCCCTGCCGAGGTCGTTTCTCTGATAGGAGTAATGTCGTAATAGCCCTGACCCTCTTCGATGTAGTACTTATCGTTAGTTCCAAGACCTATATAATTATTTAGAGCAATCGTTCTCCACGAATGCAATGCCCGACATGACCCAAGAAAAGACTTGATACCCAGCTTTGTCCATCCACCAATTTTCTCGGGATAACCCATGCGAAACCGCACTTTGTCCATATCGTACCAACCACCCTCGTTGCTATACGAGGTGGATTCTCTGTTGATACCGGGCTGGAACTGAAGTTTGGTTAACGGCATTGGGCATCCTTACGGTTTAGTAGGCCAGTCAGCCTCATCCAAGTGGGGCCAGTTAGCGTGGCTAGAGATGTCACGCAGTGCTTGACGATACGCTGTCTGTTCAGCCGTCATGTCTGGGGTGTCTGATAAAGCCCACCAGTCAGTTTCAGCGATAAGCCTGTCACGCCTCTCTCTTGATAATACAGACTGCCCTTCAACTCTTGCTGCTATCTCTTCACTAGAGGCATCACTAACAGACCAAACTTGCGTCCAAGCACCACCCACTTCTTGCGGCGTACCTTCAACCACGTTCTTAGTGTGATCGTAAGTAGGCTGGTCAGTGGGAGAAAGCGGAAAAACATTATACGAAGCAAGTGTTTCTTCAGATATGGCTCTGGGGAAAGAGGTATTAGGATTATCACGGCGTAATTGCCCGATTGTGTATATCTCGGGGGAACCGTTTGTAATTTTAACGTACATTTTATCTACTCCATTTTGCTCTGGTCTGCTTCCAGATTTTCTATCTGCGGGGTGTTAGTCAAAGATGTTCTGTCGAGTATATCAAAACCACGGCTGTTTGCAAAGTCGCCGGGGCAGTGCGCCCATTTATCTGCGCAAGCCTCTAGCCATTGCACCGTGTGGTGATGTTCAGGAGCCTTGCCTTGGTCAATTAATTCGTTTTCCCAGTTGAGATACGACATAACTTCAAGCTGCGCCTGCGCTGCGTTAATACCAAGATCGAATAAATAAATCATATTGCCTTCATCAATGACACCACCACGAGGACGGGCGCTGTTGAGCGCCTGCTTCATGCACGTCATGATGTGATATTTCACTTCTTCCAGTTCGTAGTCAGCCTCAGTCAACTCGTCCTTGCCGATCTTCTTCATCAGGTTTTCATACTGATTAGTAAAGAAGTTGAGCTTGCGGACAGCGCCTTCGACGTAGCCACGGGAGCCTGCGGCTTGCGCCTGCTTCTCAGTGATCTTAATCTCCAACATCTCGCGCTCAAGATCGTCGGTCTCTTCTGACAGCTTGCGCTCCAGCTTCTTGAGCTTGACCTCTTCCTTCTTCATACGGAAGTAGCCATCTTGCAGAGCAGACTTGGTCTTCTCAATCTCAGCAAGGCTGTGCTTCACAGAGCGGATCGGCGTGATTGCCGTAACGTCAAGCGTCACGCTCATCATCTGAGAGTGCGACTTGTAGAAGTTGCTAGACGCCTGTGCAATGGCAGGGGCCTTCTCAGCAATGTTAGCCAGCATAGACTTGTATTCCGGCTTCGCGCTTGGAAGCTGGATGTTTAAGTCTTGCGTGACCAGATGCGTCTCTTGTTGTGTATCTTTAGGCATGTTTTCTCCCTTATAAACCGCCGTGAACATTGGAACATCCGCCTAATCCTATACCCCACATTGTAGTAAGATCGCCAAAGGAGGTTGCGTTCCCTGTAGTTGGGATTGTAATGTAGTCTAATTGTCCAACAGCAACAACACTCGAACTATTCTCACGAGAGAAAACACCTGTCGTTGGTGACGCTGGATCACTACCGTTGCCGTACAACTTTGTCTGTGTGAGATCCCCAAAGTCCGTGGCATTGCCTGTCGAAGCAATAGTAATGTAATTTAATATATTACTCGCCCCAGAGGGGGGATTTACTCCATCGTTAGACAGTGAATAAACACCGCGAGTGCTATTAGATAGCCCGTTACTACCGCTGGATGCCGATGTACTATCTCCAAAGTCTATTGCGTTACCCGTCGAGGCGATAGTAATATAGTCTAGTATATTTACTCGTGAACTATAGTCTCCATTAATGCAAATACCTCTAGTGGTTGAGGCGAGTGTGCCTGTATCTTTACGAGATAGCGTCTGGTCTCCGAAGTCTGTCGAATTTCCAGTAGTCGCAATAGTTACATATTCTATTGTGTCATCGAAATTCGCCACGGGATACACACATCCCCTTGTGGAATTAGACAAGCATGAATGGACGTATTGAGCGGCTGACGTACTCGTAGTTAAATCGCCAAAATCTACAGCAGTGCCGCCAACCAGCGGATTAATATATTCAATATTATTAACAGATGTGCCACCGCTGTCTTGACCAGCAACAAATAACGACCTAGTTGCATTTGACAACGCACCAGCGTGGCGCCTAGCTGCGGTTAAATCGCCATAATCAACACCGTTTCCAGTAGTTGTTATTATAATTTTTTCATAATCAGCAATCGCAGGGAAACCGCTTGCTGGGCTTCTGCCGCCAATAAACAAGCCAATAGGTGCCGGACCACCAGCAGCCGCCATCGCAAGCTTTTTCCAAACGCTCATATCAATTCACCCCAAATTACTTGCAGCCAAAAAGCCGTACCACGTTGTTCCACCATCATGCGTGTAAAACACAAATTGATCTACTGCGCTTGATATATTTGTCAGCAATGGCGTATCCCCGTTAGGCCAGTCCACTGCGGCAGGCCATGTGACCGTATAGCCACTAGCACTTGCATCTTGCACGATCTTTAAAGTGAAGCCAGATGCCTTGCCTGATGCCGCAGGGTTGCTAAACGTGAACGTAGTGTTCTCTGTTAGAGTATGACTAAACACCGTGCCGTCACGAGAATTTACCGTTGTGGCGTTACTCGACGATGTAACCGCCGTGAACTCTTCAGAGATGCCGTTGTCAAACGTAACAACGCCATTTGCATCCGCAGTGACCACCTTGCTGGCCTCAGACGTGCCGAGCGTTGTGATGTCGTTGTAGTTCAGCTCGGCAGTGGTAGCCGTCACTCCGTCGAGTATGTTTAACTCAGCGGTCGTAGAAGTGACACCGTCGAGGATGTTTAGCTCGGCAGTCGTCGCCGTTACCCCGTCGAGGACATTGATTTCCGCTGCCGTAGCGGTAAGGCCCAAGTTGGTCAGAGCCGTTGCAGCACTTGCCAAGTCAGAAAGGTTGTTGGCAGAGGTAAGAAAACCAGACAAATCAGCAGTAAGTCTGCTAACAGCAGCACCTGATCCGGCACCATCGCAGTAAATAATGTCTGTTGCTCCGTTGGCAACGGTCACATTAGAACCAGACCCCTGACTGATTATAACACTCTGACCAGAGTTGTTAACAATGAAGTACTGCTTGCTCTGATCGTTTGGGGACACTGTGACAGTGTTCGTTCCGCTGGGCGAACCACCAAATACAAGAACCTTATACTGTCCATCCGACAAGGAACCATCTGAAGTAGACAGTGTGTGCGTTGTGCCAGAAAGTGCAATTGAACCTACACCGCTCGTCAGTCGGTCAACGATCTGAAGGTTTGTATTTGTAGTATCACCCCATGTACCCGACTGTTCGCCGTCAGCGATTAGTTCTATGCCTGTGTTGACTGCGTATGTACTAGCCATGTTGTTTTCCTTATGCCGCTATCTCGGTCCAAATAGTGCCGGGATCAGGGACGATCTTGCCCCAAACTAGCACAGCTTGCACTTCTCCGCTACCCTCAACTCCTGTTGGGAAGACTCTGGCAGTACCCGTGACCGAGGCAATTGAGCCAACCGCAGAAGTAGCTGACACACCTGTGACAGGTACGTCGATGCCTTGGCCCTCGTTAACTGTGACCGAACCAACCGCAGAAGTAGCTTCGAGACCTGTCGTTGGAACAATAGCTCCAGCCTCAGCTTCCGCCGTGCCTACAGACGCCGTGGACTCAAGGCCTGTTACAGATATATTTGCATCGGCTGAAATTGTAACCGCGTCTACAGAACCACTATTTACAAAGTCTGTGGAACCATTGGTGCCGTCAAAATGTAATAGAACGGGACTGTTCGTACTGCTAGTGTACGCACTTGTTTCTGGAGTGAAGTCAGAGCCACCATACTGGTCAACGGTGGATACACGAAGCTCGTCAATATAACCTTCCCAGTTATTAGAACCGTTAAAGTCAGAGCCAATGTGTATGTCTGCTGCGGTAGCCGTTACGCC